GCCGGGCGTGATGTTGACTTACTGGTATCCCCTTGGGGCTACGCCGATAACAGATATCACATTAGTCAATAGTATCCCATATAATACAAGACTTGTCAAGTGTTATTTTCTACCTGCGACGATATGTCGCACCTTACAAGTTTTTCAAGCTCTCTCCGGCTTCGGAGAGCTTCGTCGCGGTTCACGTTTTGTTCTCTGTTCATGTTCTGTTCACGGTGTATATCATGCGACAATATGTCGCAGTTTGACTCATACTTTTAGGAATAAATAGCTTGACATAGGATTAAATTCGTAGTATAATTGGGTGTTAAATGGATGAATTTGGTGCTGTCGTCCGCCAAAAGGCTACTGTGACTGGTGTTCCTCCCTGTAGTCGCCCGTTTAACCGGCTCGATCGACCCTTCGCCTGGTCGGTCGAGCACCGCTTTTGGAAGGCCCCGACTCGGTTTGAGTCAAACTATGGAGTAATGAAATGACACAACCTTTTCTCGCTTTGATTACGCCGTTGGCTCAGGGGCCATCTGGTCCGGTCGATCCTGGTTACAATCCGCCAGGTATTGGTGGTCCTGGAAGTGGTCTACGGCCGACGCATCCGATTGCTCCTGGTGGTGGTGGTAATTGGGGTCAAGCTGGCGATCCCGGTTATGGTATTCCTGAAAGGCCAGTCGATCCGGGTTATGGTGTGCCGATTGGCGGTAGGCCAGTTCCTACACCGCCGATTTACATTCCGCCGGAAGGTTCGCAGCCGCCACTTGGGATATGGGGAGGCCCATACGATCCGCCCCATCCGACACACCCAATAGTGCTGCCGCCGAATCTACCGCCAACTATTCCGCCAGCGGGTGGACAGCCGGAGCGTAGGATCGAATGGAAGACGGCCTGGACTCCGGTAACGGGTTGGGTCGTGATCGGTATTCCGAACGAAGGTACTTTAGTGCCGACGCCGTCTGCCACAGGACCAGCCCCAGGACCAGTAAGGCGGTAACCAGCACAGTGTGAGTCAAACCATCGACACGGTGTAAGTCAAGCCAACGGAGAAGACAAATGGAAGCGCCTGCTGCAAGACATGAGCCGGACGAAGTTGTTGGGAACGTGTTCGAGCCACACGGAGGGCCAACAACCGACTCGCGGCGATACGACTTGGATCGCAGTGCTCAACTTGCGACTCACCTAAGGGTGGAGCAAGAGAAAGTCGATGCTGAAAACATGAAGCGACATTTGGAAACGTTCCCCGAGGAAGAGCGTGAGGCCGAACTGGCGCGGTACACTGAGGAACGCGAGCAAATGAGACTTGCGGCGGCAGAAGAAAAGGCGGCACAAGGGAAGGTGCGTGATCCGGCGACGATTCCATGGCACGTGGCTCCGCCGGTGGAGGAAGTAGTCGATCCGAATGCTCCGAATGATCCGAATGATCCAAACGCTCAGGCTGGATTCTTTGGTCAACCTCCACCGCCACCAGAGGAACCATCGCAACGTAGAGGAAGGAAGGCGCAGCATGACTATTAGCGCGGTTGCCAACGTCAAGGGTGGATTGTTCGGTGATTCGTTTGGCCTTGTGCAATTGACGCAAGTCAGTGGACGAGGCTCGACCCGTAACAACATCTCAAGGCGATTTGGACGGCAGACAATGTTGCCGCTTCGCCAAATTTTACGTGCGTTGGATGGTGTTGCTCCGGGTGCGACTGCAACGAAACAATTTCCGACGATCGATCCATCGGTTGAACTTGGTGGTAAGCGTTCGATTACCAATAACTATCTGGTCAATCGGGCAACGACAGCCGCCGACCAAACCGAGACGCTGAACGACTTGCTGACATATTCGACGCGGACAACGTTTGGTGCAAACCCGCCGCCGAATAAGGATGGAAGTCCATTCGGTCGGTGAAACGACCGTTAGCAGTGTGAGTCAAACCAATGAGAGGAAACGCCATGAGTCTTCTCAACATCTTGTACTGGCTCTGCCTGTTCCTGATGATTATATTCGGGGGTGTTACGTATTACCCTCGATTAAATCAGCCAGGGGGTTTGGGTTGGGGTATCGGTGGCGGCTTCCTCTTGTTTGTGATGCTCGTCATCATTGGCTTACGTGTGTTCCCGATATCGATGACATAGGAAGCTAAATCGATGACGACAAAACCAAAAAAGCCATTGAGGACTGTTGCGGCAAAACAGCCTTCAATCGGGGTGCGGGAGTCTTCAACAACCCCAGTCTCCCGTACTCTCGCTATCGATGGCGATCCATACGTGACCGCCGAAGGTCGAGTCATTCAACCGGAACGTATGTTTGCACGACCGGAAGCAGATGCCAAGACCGAATCCAAGGCGAAGGCTTATCGGCCGGTAAGGAAACGGACGATCAAGGAACTACCAGGCCAGCCGAATATCCTGAAAGGGATTGCGGTTGTTTTCGTGTATACGGTATTTGGTTTGTCTGATCGAGAGATCGCCGAACTACTTACCCTTACAGTGCATGACGTGAGATCGATACGGAGCCATGCAGCCTATGCCGAAACTTTTGATATCGTGTCCAACGAGTTTGTTAACGCAAGATCGAAACTCTTGTCGGCACGGATCGCATCATACGCCGACGCTGCGTTGGACACCGTTCACGATGTTATGGTCAACGGCACAAAGGAGTCGAACAAACTTCGTGCTGGTATTGATATATTGGATCGTGCTGGTGTTCGACCGAAGGATGAAGCTGCGCGAGTGAATCAGCAGCAGAACGAATTGCGTATCGTTATCATGAAAGGTGATGATACGCATATCGAGGTCAACGGAATCTCCGTTGATGACAGTACGTAGTGTGAGTCAAACCGAAAGGAGTAAGTGTCATGTCTGGAAACACACAGCGAACGAAAGGGGGTCACGTACAGTGCTACGTGCTAACTGAAGGTGCAGTCTTCGAGAAGTTTAAGTATGACCCGGAGACATCTATCGATCATAGCGATGACGACTACCAAGCTGCCGCTGTCGGCGACAAGGTACTGCTAACAGGCGAAGAGTTTGCAGCATTACGGGCCGGTGGCATCGATTTGATTCTCGTCGATGACGCCCCAACGGAGTAAATGAAATGACGTTTGTAACAGACAAGAGCGGGAATAATCCGAAGGACTTGCCGTGGGATCACTTCAACCGTAGCGGTGGTGGTGCTCCTGCGGCCGTCGTCCCCATGTATGCTGGTGAGCGGTACCTTGACTCAACTGCCGGAGTTGTGTACCAGGCAATGAGTCCGCTAGCCAATTCATGGCAAGTTGTTACCAACGTCCGTCGCTAGGTGTGAGTCACACCAGGAACCAAACTTATGCCTAACTACAAACTCATCGAAGGTTCTGTGCAGTATCGGTTCCACATGAGCCGAGCGCGCGTACAGATTTTTGGTGGGGCGTTTGCGAATGGTAAGACCGCAGCGTTGTCAGTGAAGGCACTTAAGCTGGTCAAGGACTATCCAGGTTCCAATGGCCTGCTAGCTCGTGAAACATATCCTAAACTCAACGACACACTTCGTAGAGAGTTTTTCAAATGGTGTCCCGCATCGTGGATCAAAAAGAAACCAACACAAGAGGATAACACTTGCTATATGCACAACGGGAGTATCGTAAATTTCCGTTACATATCGCAGCGTGGACGTTCTCGAGATGACGGGAGTTCAACGAGCAATCTTCTTTCTGCTACATACGACTGGATTGGGGTCGATCAGGTTGAAGACCCAGGGATCATACATAAGGACTTCTTAGATTTGTTAGGCCGTTTACGCGGCGACACGCCTTACCAATCCGATGAAGACGACGAGTCGATGCCATCAAGTGGCCCGCAGTGGGTTATGCTCACAGCGAATCCATCACATAATTGGTTCTATAAAGAACTTGTGCAACCGTATTTGTTGTGGCTGAAAACCGGACAGCGCACTGAAAAGCTACTTGTATATGAAGATACGAAATTACCAATTCTGGAATTATTCGAAAGTGATACGTATGCTAATAAGAGTAACCTTAGCGATGACTACATCAGAACCCTTGAAGCGACATTCAAGGGTCAAATGCGTGACCGCTATCTACTTGGCAAATGGGTAGCGTTCGAGGGTCTTGTCCATCCAGACTATGACCACGTGACTCATACTCTCACACGCAAAGATGCTGAACACTATTTAGCAGATTGCCTTCTGCATCACGTCCAGGTGCAAGTTATCGAGGCGTACGACTTTGGTATCGTGTCACCAAGTTGTTATCTGCTGGCTTTCGTGGACCATATGGGTCGAGTAATAGTGCTCGACGGTTACTACAAGACGGACTTTTCATATGACAAACAGCCCGATGAAATTAGGCGCATCCGAGCCAAATACTCAGGAATGCTTATGTTTAACGGACGCATTCACGCAGACCCAGCTATTTTTAAAAAGGTTGTTGTCGCAGGACTGCGGGAGACAGGCAGCACTATCGCTAAGTTGTTCGAGGAGATGGGACTGTGGATGCGGCCGGCAAGTAACGATATTGTTACAGGTATCGCCAAAGTAAACTCGTATCTGAATGGCCGGAAGGGAATACCGCATATCATCACCGGCGAAGACCCTGGGCCATTGATTTATTTTTGTGACGATTTGCCTTTTATTCAGGATGAATTCAATACGTATTACTGGAAACAAAACCCATTGGGTCAGCGTATCGACGAGCCAGCCGACACGAACGATCATGCAATGAATACGTTGAAATACATGCTTTCGTATTTGCCAGACGTGAGCAAAATCGTGACGCCGAAAGAAGCATTGCCTAAGAAATGGATGCAATGGCATGAAGTAGAAATGGGCGATAGGTCATCGGGAGCGTGAAGTCTTGCCCTCGCGAAGGCGGGGGTCGGCGAAACCCCTCAGTGTGAGTCAAACTCATGTCAGATTTTTATGATCGTGGCGATGATTTAGGTCCGACCGGAGTCGATGCAACTGACGTGTTCAACGTTGACACGAATGATGTTGGCGATCAAGGTGTTGCGAAGTCAACGGAACCGGCGCCAGTTTATCGTATTTACGAAGGTAGTCGTATCGCAATAAGCTCTTCCGTTGGTAAGTTGTGGGAGAAAAAGGTTACTGCTGCTATCGCTGCATACGAACAAGTTGTGATCATTTGGGATGAAGTGTTTAAGTATTACAATAACAATCAGAACAAGTCCATCGAGTCCACACGCGGACTGTTTAAGCGTGGTGACGGCACGGAAAACATTATGTTTTCCAATCTTAACATTATGTTGCCTGCGGTTTACAGCAAAAATCCCGATGTCACATGTAGTACAATCGACGAAGTTGAAGAACCATTTACCAAGTCGCTCGAAAAAGTTCTCAATACTCTTATTCGAGGTCAAAACGGTCTTAATGCGAAGCCCAAGATTAAGAAGGCCGTTGGTGTCGGTTTGCTTACCAATTTTGGCGTTCTGAAACTTGACTGGACGAAGAAAAACGACTCGCGGGAGATTGCTGTTCAACAGATGCAATCGTTAACAGACGAACTTGCATCGGCGAAAACTCAAGAACAAGTCGAACTGATCTACGGCAAGCTTGAAGCACTTGAACTATCAATGGAAGTACTGAAACCATCCGGCCCGTCGCTTTGTAATGTGCTTCCGCATAATCTTATCATCGATCCATATGCTGAACAGCAAGATGGCAGCGACGCGGATTGGATGGCTGAACGTTGTTTCTTGTCCACAGCGATGTTGACAGAGCGTTACACTATACCGGACCCAGCGACTCAGAATGACTCAAACTCGAATAACCTTGTCGGCAACGATGGCGGTATCAAGGAAACGTCTGCAGGCGCACGTACATTGGTTTATAAGCCGACGCATAAGGCTGCATTTAACACGGCAGATGGACGGCGTGATGACGGACTCGGTTTAGTCTTACAAGCTATCGAATCAGGGTCACAGTCAACGCATCATACCGACGACGAGCGCACGGCCTATCTCAACATGTATACGACCGAGTGTTATATTGTATGGGACAAGGTGGCACGTCGCGTTATGCTATTTCAGCGTGACGATTGGTCGTGGCCGTTGTGGGTATGGGACGATCCATTGGTGATCAGTCGATTTTTCCCGTATTTCATTATCGGTTACACGATGTCCACCGGCGGCACGGTCGCTGTAGGCGAAACTGCATACTACATGGATCAACAAGATGCGATCAATGACATCAATCGCAAAATGAAGCGAATGCGAACGTCTGTGTTCGACTACTTTCTATATAACTCAGACATGGTGGACAGTGACCAAATCGAAAAGCTCATCAACGCCGTCCGCGGTGAAGGGTCAGGTGACGCGAAACATGTTATTGGTGTCAAAGCGGGCGAGAAGAAGGTCAGTGATCTTATTGAACCAATCGTTCCGCGGATGGATCAGTACAAGGAGTTATTTGACAAGCAGAGCCTCCTTGATGCTATCAATCGAATTACGAATACGTCTGATGCGCTTAGAGGCGTACAATTTAAAACCAACACGAACGAAGACGCTGTTAATACCTACCAAGAGTCCATGAAGCTTTCTGTCGGCGCGAAGGTCGATGTCGTCGAAGACGTAGTGGCTGCAATTGCACATTCGCTTGCTGAGCTGAGTGTTCAAAACCTAACGCAAGACGATGTGGTCAATCTCGTCGGACCTACCTTTGCGCTTGCATGGCGTCAAATGTCAATGGTGGAATTTAATGGGCGATACAGCGTTGAAATCGTGGCTGGGTCGATGGAAAAACCCAACAGTGTATTCAAGAAAAAGGAAGCTGTGCAGATCGCTCAAGCCGTGGGTCAGTTTGCGCAAGCGGCTCCCGGAGCGACGCTTCAAATTATGCTTCGAGTATTGGAGCAAGCGTTTACGGAAGTTGTTATCAAGCCCGAAGACTGGCAGGCCATTACTCAGGAAATGCAAGCCAAGACCGCTCAAGGCGTAGGCGCGCCACAAGGCACTGCACAAGGTCCACAATCGGCTCAGGGAGGCGCACCAGCACAACCCGGGGCACAAGGCGGTCAACCTCAACAGGGCGCACAGGGGCAAAATCCAATAGCACAGATTCTGGCAAACTTGCCACCAGAAATCAAGCAACAAGTCGTCGCAATGAAACAGCAAGGTAAAACGGATCAACAGATTCAGAGTTTCCTGTTGCAGCATGTTGCAGCGTTGCATTCAGGACAAGCTCAACCGCAAGGTGCTGGTGCAGGTGCTCCGAAATTAGGAGTACCGCCGAAACCAATGGTACCGCCCGGACCGAGTGGAATGCCAGGCGCTTCACCAGGGGGCCAGAGCGTTCCCAATTTACAGTAGTTTGACTCAAACCGGAGATAGCACATGTCGATGACATCAGGCGAAGGCTTTTCGCAATCAAATGGCGGTATGGGTGGTCAGGGTGGTATGGATCACACTGGCGGCGACAATGGTCCTGGCTCCGAAGCCATGGATATGGTTCTCGACAATCTCGGCATGGACGAATCCGCATTTGAACAAGGAAGCGAAAGCTTTGAAAGCGAAAGTCAAGACATCGACCAGCGGATCGAACAGCGACAGCCGACTTACCAACCGGAA